CTCGAGAGGGTCGAACACGAGGGTGATTCGTTTCTCACGATTACCCTCCCCACCTTTGCTGCGGACCTAGAAATGGGTCTTGAGCTGGGTGGGATTGATGGTCCTACTCTCTTCCGGTCTTTCAAGAAGAGAGGACGTCTCCCCGTCTTTCTGAGGGGTTTCGTTGACCAGGTGTTCGATCGAAGTACCGGTATGCTCCGCGAGCAGCCAAGTGCTGAGGCCATCCGAGCTATCCGTCAATTGTGCCTGGTCTTTAAGAAGATCGAGCGCGAAACGACGGACGCAAGGAAGGACGCAGCCGAGGCCGCTTACATAAGCTGTGAAGCTGAACTGGAACGAACGGAGGAACAGCTAAGCCCCGAACAAAGGGGCGCTTTCTCCAGATCGTTCGCCTGGCTCTACTCAGATGTTCTAAATGACCTTACAAAGGCCATCGAGCGTCTCGAAGTTGTGCCAAGGCACGGTCCCGGTTCTACCCAAGATAAACTCCTGGGGAACCGAAAGTACGACTTTCCCATGTGGACGAGTCGACTCGAACCGCTGTTTCCATATAGGTACTACTGTACCCACACATGGCAGCGTAGTTCGGACTACAGTACCAGCTTCCTCCCACCGGGGCAGGAGCCACCCGTAAAGGTGGTTTTTGTTCCAAAGACTCAGAAGACACCTCGCGTTATCGCGATGGAACCGACGCACATGCAATACGTGCAGGGCCATCATGACGACGCTTGTGCCGTTGCTAGAGCGCTCCCGAATAGGGGCCTCTCAAGGCTTCACTGATCAGAGTCCCAACCGCGCGAAAGCGCGAGCTGGGTCGATCAGTGGAGCTTACGCAACAATAGATCTTTCTGAGGCGAGTGATCGAGTGCTTGCTTGTCTGATTGAAGACGCGCTTGCACCCTGGCCAACCGTTCAAGAAGCGGTCATGGCTAGCCGGTCACTTCGCAGCGAGCTCCCTTCAGGGCGTGTAATTACCCTTCGGAAGTTTGCTTCAATGGGGTCAGCCCTCTGCTTCCCTATCGAGGTTATGGCGTTTTCAGCCATTATCTTTACTGGGATGCGGCAGGCCGGCGGACATTCCGTCGAGGACATACTTCGGTTGTTCTCGATGGGAGAGGTACGCGTTTATGGTGACGACATAATCGTCCCCGTAGACAGTTGTTACTATGTCGAGGAATTCCTTGAGACCTATGGTCTTCGGGTTAACAGGGCCAAGTCCTTCTCTACGGGGAAGTTCCGGGAGTCCTGTGGGGGCGACTACTACGACGGGATAGATGTAACACCCGTACGAGTTCGTCGCGACCTTCCTCTCAATAGACGGCATGCTCAGGAGCTAGTATCAGCCTCCGCGACAGCAAACCTGTTTGCGGATGCAGGATACGGAGAAGCTGCGGAATATCTGCATAAAACCTGTGAAGAAATTCTCAAGGTCTACCCAGACGTACCGCGTGACTCCGATCTGCTTGGACGTTGGTCTTACGACCCTCGGCCGGCAGGTTTCTCGTTCAAGTTGTGGGCCCCTGTTTTCAAGGGGTACGCACCCTATGCGAGTCCTCCTAAGTCACCACTCACTGGCGTTCGCGCGCTTTTTAAGGCGCTAACCGGGAAGTGGGATGATCCATTGTTCAGGGACCATCTGACTCATGCTGGAAGGCCGATCACCTATGCACTGAAACGATCTGTGAGGTCCGCTGGTTAACCAGCGGGTTTGAGGGGTTTCTTT